AGTTAAGCGCGTGGGTGCCATCAACAAGATCGGCCCAGGCGTGTCGCTGCCGGTGACCAACCAGAACGACTACACCTTCATGGAGCCGCCGGCTCGTGAACCTACCGTGGCGTTCAACCTGATCCAGCGCGTTGAGCAGCAGCACGCAGCTTACTTTGGCACCAACAACGCACTGGTAAATCCCATGACCACCCAGATGCTTCAACAGGCACTGGTCAACTCGTGGCTGCTGTCTTGGCGTTCCGTGTTCCGGCAGATGTTCTCCCTGTGCTGCCAGTACATGCCGCCTGAAGAGATCCAGCGCATCACCGGCGGCGTGTTGCCGCAGAACCTGTCTGAGATTCACAACGAGTTTGACATCAACGTCCGCTTTGACGTGATGAATTTGGACAAGGAATACATTGCTCAGAAGGTGGACTTTCTTACCAAGATTAAGCAGATGGACACGGGGGGAGTACTTAATGCTAACCGGATTACTGAGATGCTGATTCAAGCTATCGCGCCAGAAATGGCCGGTGAGCTTATCATGAATCAGGAGCAAGCGTCTCAGAAGATGTTTAAGGACGTTCAGAACGACATTGGGATGATGCTTCTGGGCAACGAGGCCCTGTATCAAGAGAACGATCCCGCTGCGCAGACCAAGATGCAGTTTGCCCAGCAGGTCATGCAAAACAATCCCAAGGCTCAGGCTGCGCTTCAGCAGGATCCTAACTTCCAGGCCCTCTTTGAGAACTATGTAAAAAACCTGCAAATGAGCGTCATGCAGCAGCAGAACGCACAGATTGGCCGGTTGGGCGTGACGCCAATGCAGCAGCAACCTGGGCAGTAACATGACACAGAGCGAACGCGCAGCTTACGGCTTTGCCGGCAAGAACCACATGTGGGATCAGATTATTGACACGATCCAACAGATGCAGGAACAGCTTTGGATGGGAGCGGTTGGAAATAACAACAAGGGTGAAGACCGTATCCACGCTTGTGGTCAAGCAGATGGAGTTAATCTAGTTTACTCAACACTTTTAACACTAAGACAAGAAGCATTAAAACTAAATGGCTTGACTGATGAAAAAGATTTGGCATAACGCTAATAACGGGCCTACCAGCGTTACTGGTTTGTAATAATAAGGAACTTGCGACCTTAACCGCATGAACGAAAACGAAGCACAGCCTGATTCCGGGAATCAGGAGGCAGAAGTAAGTCCCGTTGCTCAGAAACTCGGTTTAATGGATGAGAGAGATCTTAGCCATCTCTTGAAAACCAGCTTCCTTGACGAGGGGGAGGCAGCTCCGGCCACACAGGGGCAGGATGAATCAGAAGCGGTGGATTCCTCTTCAGAGGACGATCAGCAGGCTGATGATGATTCCGAACATCACGATAGCAGTTCTTTGACTAAGGGCGTCCAGAAGCGCATCAACAAATTAGTTGCCGCGAAGAAGGCTGCCCAATCCGAATTAGAGTCGCATAAGGCGCGTTTGGCTGAGCTTCAGCAAGAACTTGAGACTGCAAAGTCTTCTATTCCTGCAAAGCAACAAGATCAAACTGAGTTCTCGGAGAAGCTGAATACCTTTGAACAGGTAAAAAGCGAGTACGATAAAGCAGTAGAGGTTTTGTTGTGGTGCGAAGACAACATGGATGGAGGCGTAATCTCTTTGCCCGATGGCACGGAGCACGAGCTTTCAGACAAGGATGTCAGAGCAATGAGGCGAACCGCAATGAAGCGCAAGGAGATTGAGCTACCGGCTCGTCTGAACTACCTGCAACAACAGGCCCAGGCAGACGCTCAGGTAACCGCTGACTTTCCTTGGTGGGGCAAGCAAGAATCTGAAGAGTATCAAGTTGCTCAACAGGTTGTTCGCGATTTCCCTGAAGTAAAACGCAGACCTGATTGGAAGCATTTGACAGGCTTGATGGTGCTTGGTGCAAAAACCTACGCAGAGGCGAAGGCAAAGGGCAAAACCCAAAACCAGCCGATTCGCAGGGCGCCGGTACAGCCAAGTTCAGCAAAGGCTCCGCCAATGAGCAATTCTAATGGAGATCAGTCAAAGGCCAAACAGCAGTTTGCAAAAGCTGGTGGTAGTCGTGATGGTTTGACGGACCTAGTAAAAGCAATGAACTTTGTTTAGTTCACTCAGTAAAACGCAGAAACTCTTTTAATCATATGCCTGTTCTTACAGAACCTAATCTCTCCGGCCGCGGTAAGCGCGAAGACTTGATGGACATGATCGCCTTGGTTGACGCCAAGGACACGCCCTTCACGTCTATGGCCAAAAAGGGCTCCAAGCCCGGCAACATGTTCTTCCGTTGGCAGTCTGACAGCCTTCCGACTCCTGAAGTTGGCGGCGTACCGGACGGTCTTGACGTGAACCTCACGAGCGGCGTTAGCAACTACGTTGTTAACTATCGTTCTGAACTGGCCAACTACGCCCAGATCTACCGGCGCGCAGTCCGCGTTTCCAAGCTCACTCAGGACATCGCTGATGTTGCTGGCGTGCGTGACGAACTGGCTGACAACGTGGCCAAGGCGATCACTGGGATCAAGCGCGACATGGAAGTCACGATGACCTCCAATCAGGTTTCGCAGGTTGACACCGGCAACCAGACCCAAGCCTACCGTACCGCTGGTGCGCAGACTTGGATCAGCAACGCCGGCACCGGAACTCCGACTCCTGGAGACATTCCTTCCATCTTCCGTACTCCCCTGACTTCCATCGTGGGAACGGGCGCTGCGCTTGGAACGTCCCTGACGGACTCTGTTGTGCAGGGCTTGCTCAAGTCCATCTTCGATCAGACTGGCCACTACACCAGCTTCGACTGCATCGTGGGCACCGACCTGAAGCGCGCTTTCACCGGCCTGCTTGGGACGACCAGCTTGACCACCACTTCTACTGTGGGCGTGACCGGCGCAGGCGCAACGAAGGTGCAGACCTTCCAGCGTGATGCCGCTGCTGACACCTACATCCAGTCGCTGGACGTGTTCCAGGGTGACTTTGGCACGGTGCGCTTGCACCCGACCACGTTTATCGGGACTGTGTCTGGCACGACCTACACGCCTACGGCGTTCAAGGGCCTTGTGCTTGACATGAACCTCATCGAAGTGCGTTATGGCGGCAACGTGGCTCAGGTCACTCCGCTTACCGACAACGGTGGTGGACCCGGACGCCTTGTGGAAGCTGTTGCTGGTCTGGTTGTTGGGAACCCGCTGGGTCTCGGCAAGTTTGACTACAACGCTGCTTAATCTCTGACGAGAGATCGGGAACGCCGCCAAGAGTCAATGGGCGTGACACTCTGGAGAGACAGAGATATCTTCGCAGCGCGAGGTGCGCGATCTGGAGCGTGGCCCCAAGTTAAAAGGCGTAAAACCAGACGGGAACGTCCCTGCAACGACTAAGACGTGACTAATCGGAGAGACGATTTCTTCAGTTTAGCGACACCTGCCATGCTGGCTCCATGCCGGCGAGCGCGGACCGGGATACTCGGTCGATGCAGTGGTGTGACAGCCGGAGAGACGGCACACTTTCATCCAGACGAAGAACATTGAGTCTTTAACCAACTAGATTCCGACTGACTGCCGTAAGCAGTCACTTTTTATGACTGTACTTCCAATACCAATAATTCCAGAACTGATTCAACGCTACACCGGGGTGCAGGCCCCTGCTAACTTGGTGGCCCTAGCTGACAGGAAGCCCGCTAGCAGCGGCCCTGAAGGCACGGACGGGTCTGCCATGCCAGAGGACAAGATCACCCCCTACAGTGGCATCTATGACGCAAACGGAAGGCTTCCTTTGGTTCCTGGTCCTGGTACAACTTTCATGGCTCGCGTATGATCAGCATCCCTGAAAACATGGTTGGGCAGCTTGAGAAGGAGCTGCGTGCAGGTTGGGAGCGCAACAAGGTGCAGGCACGAGTCGAGGCCAAGCAGATTGCCAAGTTCAATCAAGAGCGCCACAAGTCTGTAGAAGGACTCGGGCAGAAGATAGCAACTATCCCAGGCACGGCTTATCACTTTTGGGGCCAGAAACTCGGATACGGATGTTGGAACGATAAAGCGTTCATGGCTGAGTTCCTGCGTGACAATCCAGAGTGCAAGGTTAATAGTGGCGGCGTTAAAGAAATTAGTGTAGGTTGGACGCCTCCTAGCCAATGAAGACAGTACCATTTAGCGCAATTCTAGCAGAGTCATGCCAGCTTATTGGCCTCGATAGAAACACGCTAAATGACAAGTCGTTTGCTGCCATCCGCGATTTCACCAATCGCCGGTTAAGCATGATCTGGGATCGGGAAGACTGGCCCGATATTCAGGAGATCCAGCAGCTTTGGCCTGGCACTGCCATCACCAATGTTGTTGCTGCTCCCATTCCTGTTTTGTTGGAAAATGGCAATGAGCTACTTCAGGAAAACGGAGAGTCTCTGTATTTTCAGAATGCAGAGAATACCATTCCTGTAGTTATCACGCTTGATCCAAACTATCCGCGGATATACCTCAGGGACTTCTCTGAGCAGGCGTGGCAGAAGGGCACGATTGGCGATTCGTACATCAACGTCATCAACCCGTTCTTCATCTTGAATGAAGAGGGCAACTTGGTTTCCTCTGCCAAGAATCAGTACACGTTTGAGTACACTGTTGGCGATCCTACAACAGATCCGTACATCACTACAGTGACCGCGCAGATGGAGTGGGGCACGCCTCAGTGGACTCCGATCAGCGGCTCTACTCTGGAGTTTGTGAGCAATCCGCAGCCGATTGCAGTGGTAGCCGGGCAGGCCATTGGCTGCTGGACTGGCGACCCTCGCAAGGGCACTCGCAATCGGGATGAGTCCTATGTTGTGGAGAACATGCCCAATCTGGACACAAACACAACTGTGTCCACGGAGATCTTGAGCCAGGATCTGTTTGTGCTTAGGTTTGCAAACTTCAACGCCAAGTTCGTCCTGCTTCGAGCAACCGCACCGTTCTTGTTTGGCACAAAGTACGATCCAACACTGGCCTATTCCCCCGGCTCACAGGTTTACTACGACCCGAATCAAGGAAGCTCTGCGTACCTTCCTCCGAACAAAACGCTTCCTGTAGCCGGCAACTTCTGGAACGCCTACTCGGCTGCTTCAATCGGTGTGCTGCCATCTAATCCCAGCTTTGCTTGGAGGCTGGTGGAGCTTCCGTTCCGGTTTAAGAGCTACCTTGTTAATGCTGTGAGTGCTGACTTCCTGCGCTCAGAAGGACGTGCATCTGAAGCGGACTCGCTTGAAGGCATGGCTGAGTTTGCAGTGCAGCAGCAGATTGATGTGTTGATTCGTCAGCAGGGCCAGATTCAACGGATGAATATGGTTTACACTTACTAGACATGATTACCAAATACATAAGGAAACGTAATCAAGACCAAGCAAAGGCGTTCAATAAAAACTTTGCGAGAATTCAAGTTTCTGGTAGCAATCAAACCTTCAAGTTCAAGAAGATCGCCATTACACAAGGCGGCGGAGACTTGCTCACTACTGAAGCTGGATTTACACTCACAAACGAAAGCGGCGACATTCTGACCACAGGCTAATATGGGCGACAAAATCTCTGCACTTCCAGCGGCAACATCAGTAGACGGAACGGAACTCATTCCAATCGTCCAGGGTGGCGCTACCAAGAAGGTCACCGGCCTCATTCTCCGCAACCCGGCTGGCGTTGCTGGCGGCGATCTGACTGGGACCTACCCGAACCCAACACTAGCTTCTGTCACCACCGCACAGACTGGAGTGGGATCTGGCCTGGTTATTCCAGTGCTCACGGTTGATGCTAAAGGACGTGTTATCACTCTGGCTACAGCAGCCAATCCTGCGCTGACAACCAGCCAGATTGCTGGCCTGTCTTCTACGGCAGCATCTGTGCTCGCTCCCTCTGGCACTGCTGGCTCATCCACTTTCGCAGCACGAGCTGACCACCAGCACGCCTATCCCACCGCGGCTAATGTTGGCGCACTTGGTGCCACAGCCGCGGCTAGTGGAGACTTGGCTGGAAACTATCCGAACCCGACTCTAGCGGCAATTACAGCAGCACAGAGCAACATAGGCAACTCCACCAACATTCCGGTTATTTCTGTTGATGCCAAGGGCAGGGTGACAAGCCTTTCTTCTGTTGCTGTTGCTACTTCTACGTCAGCGATTACTTCGCTCACTGGAGATGTTACTGCCGTTGGACCTGGAGCAGCCGCGGCTACCTTGGCTTCCATCACGACAGCGCAGAGCAACGTGGGCAGCGGCACTGCTGTTCCTGTTCTGAGCATTGACGCCAAGGGCCGTGTAACGAGCCTTGGATCTACCCCAATCACCAGCGAGGCCGGAGGCACAGTCACCAGCATTACGGCTGGCACGGGGTTATCTGGAGGCACGATCACTGAAAGCGGAACGATTGCGCTGGCAGACATTACGACTGCCCAGATTAATGTTGGCAGCACAAGCCAGATTCCCGTGTTGTCTATCAACGCGCAGGGACAGGTTACCGCACTTTCTTCCGTAGCCTTTTCGGGAGGCAGCGGCGCTCCTCTTGCTACCACGGCGCCGGCAGCACTGGCAACGGCGGCTGTCATTGGTCTATCCACAGCAGCGGCTCGTGCAGATCACCAGCACATCTTTCCGACTGCTGCTCAGGTTGGCGCTATTGCTACGACTCAGATTGGAGTGGCAAACGGCATTTGCCCGCTTGGAGCAGACAGCAAAGTTGCTGCAACATATCTTCCAAGCTCATCGGCGTTTTACACGGTTGTTGCTGACAAGACTGCATCTAGCACATTGACGCTTGCAGATGCTCAGACCATTTATCCGGTCAACTCTGCAACTGGAGTAAATCTCACCATTCCAACAAATGCTTCTGTTGCCATTCCCATTGGCTCAGTTGTAAATGTGATTCAAAAAGGAGTTGGAAGAATCAACTACCAAGCATCTAACGGAGTCACCGTTCTTTCGCCATCATCTCAGGTTTCAAGCGCAGGGCAGAATTTCAGTAACATTCTAGCCAAGATTGCCGCTGACACCTGGCACATTGAGGGCAGCTTGCTTGGAACTGACCCAAACTACTCTCAGATTTCTACGTT